GACAATCTGGACATTGTGCGATCACAAACGGACAGAGAATTTACGGAGGCATTTTAATGTTTACAATTGATACTGCATTAAAACAAGTTGGTGTAACAGAAAAACAAGTACGCAAAATACGTGCAGAGTTACCAAAACTTAACCGTGAGAAAGTGGACCATCAGTTGAAAATATTACTACTTGATTTACAACTCTTGCAAAATGATTTACGGTCTATTAAACCAAAGGAGAAAGATGAGAACTAGAGAGTATTTAGATACAGCGGCAAAGATTGTTACTGGTCAACGACAACATGACTACGGTGATAAATATCAAAATCATGAAAATATTGCGAGATTATGGAGCGCGTATTTAGATTATAATATATCTGCACACGACGTAGCGATATGTATGATGCTTGTAAAAGTAGCAAGACTAAAACATAGAACTACAGAAGATTGTTACATAGACATGGCGGGATATGCGGCGATAGCAGGTGAGATAAACGATAGGAAAGAAGATGATACAGATACCACTATTTCAACCACCAAGTGAGTGGACACCACCCGAAACGTTTCCCGATCTTTCTGAAGCAAAGGAAATAGCGATTGATTTAGAGACATGCGATCCAAGCATAAAGGAACTCGGACCGGGTTGGGCAAGGGGCGAAGGATATGTGCTAGGAGTAGCTATAGCTGTTGAAGGTTGGAAAGGTTATTTTCCTATACGACATGAAGGTGGTGGTAACTTTGATGAAAACATTGTTAAGAAACAAATTAAAAAGATCATGGAGCTACCTTGTGATAAAGTATTTCACAACGCCGCTTACGACGTAGGGTGGTTACGTTGGTGGGGTATAGAAGTAAAAGGCAAGATTATTGATACACTAATCGCGGCGCCTTTAATCGATGAAAATAGATATCAGTATACATTAAATGTATTAGGTAAAGATTATTTACAAGAAACAAAATCAGAAGCGGGATTGTATGAAGCCGCAAGAGAGTGGGGCGTTGATGCAAAATCAGAAATGTATAAACTACCCGCTATGCACGTTGGTCCATACGCGGAACAAGATGCTGACCTAACATTAAAGTTATGGCAAGTATTTAAACCAGAAATTATAAAGCAAGAGTTAACAAGTATCTTTGATCTCGAAACACGGCTCTTTCCTTGTCTGCTAGACATGACATGGAGGGGTGTTCGCGTTAATTTAGAAAAAGCAAAAAGAATAGAAAAGGGTTTTGTAAAACAAGAAAAAGCAATACTACACGAGATAAAAAAAGACACAGGAATTGATGTAGAAGTGTGGTCTGCTGTTAGTGTAGCAAAGGCATTTGATAAGTTCAACATACCTTATGACAGAACAGGAATAACAAAACAACCAAAGTTTGATAAAAACTTTTTAAACACACACAAACATCCTCTAGCAAAGAAGATTGTTCATGCAAGAGAAACAAACAAAGCTAGAGCTACTTTTATTGACACCATATTTAGACACGAACATGAAGGTAGAATACACGCAAACATAAATCAGATGAGAAGTGAAAGTGGATTATCGGGAACAGCAACAGGTAGGTTCTCGTACAACAATCCAAACTTACAACAAATTCCGGCACGAAACAAAGACATCGGGCCGTTGATACGATCAATCTTCATCCCCGATGAAGGTTGCAAGTGGGGGTCATTTGACTATAGCCAACAGGAACCGAGAGTTCTTGTCCACTTCGCCGCGCTTACCGGTGGTGGCTTGAAAGGCGCCGACGAGGTCATTGAATCTTACAAAACAGAAGATCCAGACTTTCATCAAGCTGTCGCCGATATGGCGGGCATAGACCGTAAAACTGCCAAGACAATTAATCTTGGCATGATGTACGGTATGGGTAAAGGTAAACTTGGTAGTGAATTAGGATTAGATAAAGATGAAACAGATGATTTGTTTTCTCGTTTTCATGCTAATGTTCCTTTCGTAAAACAATTAACAGAACAAGCAATGCGTAAAGCTGATGGTGTAGGTTTCTTACGCACACTGCTTGGTCGTAAGTGTCGCTTTGATAGATGGGAGCCAAGAAAGTTTGGTGTTCATAAGTCTTTACCTTTAGATGAAGCAAGAAGAGAATATGGATATGATATAAAACGTGCCTTCACATACAAAGCGTTAAATAGATTAATTCAAGGATCGAGTGCTGATATGATAAAGAAAGCGATGGTAGATCTGTATGAAGAGGGTGTCGTATCTCATATACAAGTACATGATGAATTAAACTGTTCTATTGAAAGCAAGGAGCAGGCAACACGGGTCAAAGAAATAATGGAGAATACTGTTGAATTAAAAGTACCATTAAAAGTAGACGCAGAGATAGGACCATCATGGGGAGAGATCAAAAAAAAGTAACAGGCGACGTTAACGAGTTTAAAGCCGTTATAAAGTTTTTAAAAGAAGGATACATGGTGTTTAAAAATGTATCTGGAACAGGACCTATAGATCTTGTTTTAGTGCATCAAGAGACAGGTGAAGTGAGAAAAATAGACGTAAAAACAACATCATACCGTCAATCTTGGAAACCCGGTACAAGAATAGCTCGACAACGGACCCCGGAGCAGGTAAGATTAAAGGTTGAGTACGAATTTTTAGATAAGGACGACGATGTTTAAAGAACTATGCGCAACGTTATTTGTGCTGTGCAACCCTTTGTTAAATGGATTTGATTTTAACTATAGTATGAATCCAAGAGACAATTTTGTTCAAGGTATAGCAGAATGCACGGTGGTTAATAATGCTTTCATACCCCCAGATGAGAGGGTGGTTGTGGCTATTAGTGTAGCACAAGCCATACTTGAATCTGATTGGGGACGTTCTCGTTTTGCAAAACAAGGTAATAATTTTTACGGTATTATTCAAACGGATAATACAGAACCACACATGAAGTCTTTGAACAGTGATGTTATGTTAAAAGTATATGGCAACAAATGTGAAAGTGTTGAAGATTATATTAATTTACTAAATACATCTAGTGCCTTTGAAGAGTATAGAGAGCTTCGTTTAAAACAAATGCTAGATAACAATGTTAATGTATATGATTTAATTCAAACATTAAAAAACTATGCTGTAGACCCAGAATATACGAAGAAGTTATTAGCTGTAACACTTGGTTTGTTTGAAAAATATCCAGAAATATTTAAATCAAAAGAAATTTGGGATCATTACAAAAACAATAAAAATACTTAATTTCCTTGACAATTAGTTAAAATCCCATATGTATGGGCTTGTATGAATAAACATACCATATATATAGGAGAAAGAGATGACCGACGTTAAAAAGTATAAGTCTGTCGCCATCAGTATAGATACGTATAAAAAAGCCAAACCGATAGCAGAAAAAAACTACATGTCGATGGCCTCATTTATAAGATATTTAATTGATAAAGAAGAAGACAGACCCTCACTAAAAAATGGAGAAGATCATGGAAGACACGAAGGACCGAAGAATTAAAGCTGCCTTATATACAGCAGTTTTAAATAAATTAAGCGGAGAGTTATCCGAACTTGAAGCAAGAGAAGTCTTACTAACTAATGTCCCGGCATATATCACAAGTAAAGAACATGATCATGCTGAGCACATACAGGAACTTAGAGACGTTATTGTACGAAAAGTAGAAATAAAAGACGCCATACAAGACGTTAAATCAATTTACTTTACACAACCAATGGCTCAAGGTCACGTCAAAGATGAAAAAAAATCTAATAGTTAGTGCCGTTAGAAAAGTAAAAGACAAAGTTGTTGTGCACTACACAGACGGAACAGTAAAAGAGTTTACGATTCCGGAATGGGAATACTCGTACGGTCAAGGCCGTCGTCTGTGGGAGCAACACGAAAAAGATTTTAAGAACCCGGAGAATTTTGATGGCTGAAGAACAGATATCTTTTGATATATACCAACCTTTTGGACCAAGTATATTAAAGACTAAATTACCTCAAGTGTATGTAGACGCACTGAATAAACAATCAGATGACATATTAAACGACGAGGAGAAGAGTAAAGAGAGAGATTGGAGTCACAATCTTGCCGGGAACGTTAAGAAAGAAATAAGCATAAACCACATGGACATTAAAGGATTTCCAGAATTCCTCGCGACCTTATCGCAGGAATATGCGAAACGTGTGTTACCCGAATTTCTCCCCGAGGGTACGAAAGTTGCGTTTCGTGTTTGGACAGTCAGTCAATGGGCGGGTGATTTCAACCCGATGCATATTCATGATTCTAACCTTTCGGGTGTTTGTTTTCTCAAGATTCCTCCAGACTTTGAAGAAGAGTACAAACGAGAGGATCATCACCCAACCGCTGGCTGTCTTGAATTTATAGGTTCTATACCAAACCACTTTGCACGTCATAGCTTCTTAGTGAAGCCAGAAGTAGGCGATTTTTATTTATTTCCTAGTTGGCTAGTACACCAAGTCTATCCCTTCAGAAGCGAAGGAGAGAGGCGTTCTATGGCTTTTAACGTACACTTTACCATGGATAAATTAACGAAAGGTGTTGATGTCTGAAGAGACTAAATACGACAAAAGAGCAAAGAATCTTAGGTACAGATTTGATAAAGATGGATTTAGACGCGCCCGTTGGGAACAATTAGACCGTAAAGAAAAAGATTATTGGCGTGGTCGTGTTCAACAATGGGAACAGGATAAGGCTACGCTGAACAC